GGCTAACTATACTCAGGGTACTAATGTATCAGATAATCAGCAAGCAGTTATAAACTCTTATACTATTACTGAACCTCTTTTTTATAGACATTCTATGATATGGAAGGATGTACTTAGTAGATGGTTAAAGGATTTTAGAAAGTATTGTCAGGTGCAAATGGAAGTTCATAATCTTAAGGATTTGAGCTTTGAGATTTGGTTGCCAGATGGGACTTCTGAATTGCTCAAGGTTACTCCTAAGTCACTAGAACATGCTGATATTGGTTTATTCTTAGTTAGTAATTCTGCTGCTGATAAGTATTCAGAACTTATGTTACAGTCTGCCCACGCCTTCAGCCAAAATCAAGGTCAGGGCATTGCTGCTGTTAGTTCTTTGATTAAAGATATAGTTAGTGGTGCTTCCCCGGAAGAAACTCACAAGAAGATTATGATTCTTGAAAAGCAACAACAGGAACAACAATTCCAGTTACAGCAACAACAAGCAGAACAACAAGGACAGTTACAACAGATGCAATCTACTCATGAAAAGGAACTTCAAGCATTTGAATTACAAATGATGAGAGAAAAGGCAGCACTTGATAAAGATACTCGTGTTACTGTGGCTACGATTTCAGCTCTTGGTTTCTCAGAAGATAAAGATGCTGATAATGATGGGCAACTTGATACCATTGAAGTAATGAAAGCAGGATTGGCTCAACAGAAACTTCAATTAGATATTGTTAAACACAAAGACGATGTGGAGTTAAAGAAGGAGAAGTTATCCATTGATAGAAAAAAAGCTAGTAAGCCTACAAGCAAGTCTTAGCTGGTTTTATAAATAAAGAATCCATTGTTAAAATCTTCACCTAAATTTGATGTAATATTGAATTAGGTGAAGTAATGTTTTATTTTTGCACTATCATTTAAACATAAGAACATGTCCACAGAAGAAGAATTGGATTATGTAGACCCTATCCTTGAAGATAAGAGGATCAGCCAGTAGAAGAATCTACTGAAGATCAGGTAACTGATGAAATTTCCCAAGAAACACAAGAAGAAGATTCTGAGGAACCACTTGCTTTAGTAGCATTTGAGGCATTCCTTGAGAGAGGTTATTTAACAGAAGATGCAGATAATAAATTCGATGGTACATTCACTTGGATTGAAGAACAACTAAATGAACTACCAAATAAGCTTAAAGGTGAACTTATTAATTCTGTACCTGTTGGTCAGGATTTAATGGAGTTTATGTTGGAATCTGGTCCTAATTTGACTAGAGATAAACTAGCTGAGTTTTACAGAGATTATCTTAGTGATGAAACTCCTGATGTATCTACTGTAGATGCTGCTAGAGAATACTTGACTAAGGTATATATGGATAAAGGTATTGATGAGGATGCTATTCCATCTATGTTGGATACTCTTGAAGATAAAGGTACTATTGTTACTGCTGCTGAAAAGGCTTTAGAGAAGGCAGAACCTAAAACTAAGCAGGCTATTGCAGAAGTTAAGCAGGCAACTGCTCAACAAATTGCTAATCAAAAAGCTTGGGAAGATCAGGTAACTACTCATATTCAAGCTCTTCCTAAGGCTGTAGCTCAAGAAGTTCATAATACTTCTGTCAACGCAAATAAGATTTTTGCTGAAATTACTAGTAAGCCTGAATCTTATGTTGAGCTGATGAAAGTACTTAGATTGTGGAAGAATGGTAAATTTGATTTTACCAACTTTGAGAAACAGGCTGAGACTAAGGCTATATCTAAGATTAAGGAGAAAATGCAAGCATCTAATATTAGTTCTGCTAGTAAGTCTAAGGCTACTAACAAACAAATATCTGATGATGAGTGGGAGTATGCTCCCCCAATAAGAAAGTAATAAATTAATTGATAATATAAAATGGCAATTACAAGACAGAGTGCTTTAGTCACTCATGAACACCGTGATTTTGGTGGAAGCTATGTAGATAGTTTCACCTATGCACGAATGTTTAAAAGTTATGGGCCTTATAATTTCGGCATTAAAGTTGCACAACTTTTCTCGCAAGAAATAGGTTCCCACTTGATTAACAAAAAGTTCACCCACTATACTATAGCTCAAGGAAACATGTATGTGCTTCCTGGTGGTGTAGATGATTATCAGTGGTTTGTGGGTTCAGATGCGGAAGTTGAATTCCGTTTTACAGAATTTTTGGGTTTGGCAGCAGATCAACCTGGTAAAGGTGGTTTACCATTTAAGATTGCTATAGATCAGCCTTGGTTGCATGAACCTGCTGTTCTTAGACTTAATGGTGGTTTCCAACTTCCTTTGTTGAGAATCTTGGGTCATTCGACTCAACGTTCTGCTAACAGTTTTGAGTATGAAGTAGTTATTCAGGATGGTGATTTGAATGCATATATTCCTGTTGCAGAGCTTGCTCCTGATAAAACTTGTGTTAGAGTTACTTCGCTTGTGAGTGATGAGCTTAATACCAAGTATGCTCCTGATAGTTTTGTGGATATGTTTAAACTCCAGTCGTGGGTTTCTAACTATGCTAATAAAGCTGAGTTTACTGATAAAGCAATTAGAATGGAAATTGGTGCCAGAAATTCTGGTATGCCAGCCCCTACTAATCAGATTAAAATGAAAGGTCAGCCCTTTATGAAGGGCAATGCCTTTACCTCTGGTTTCTTGTATCAGGCTGATGTAAGAAATAAGAATCAAAGTAAAGTTATTACAGTTGGCCACTATGTTACTGCAATTGAGGCTCGCCTTGAAGAAAGAACACAGATGGACAGAGAGATGGCAATGACTTTTGCCAGACTTGAAAAGACTGTAGATAGAGATTCTGGTAGAATTATTAAAGTTGCTCCAGGTTGGGAACAAATCTCAAAAGACGGGCATTACTACGAGCATAACGGGTCGTTGAGTCTTGACCTTTTGTTTGAGTTTCTCAACGGAGTATTTCTAAATAAGAGAAGCTTTAAAGATCGTAAGATTAAATTGTCAGGTGGTGAAGCTGCTATTAGATGGTTGAACAAACTTATCTATGCTGAGTATGCCGCCACTGTCAATGTAGATAGTCACTTTACCAGACCTAATCCTAATCCATCTGGCTACAGTTCACAAGAATTGCAATACGGTAAAATTGAGTGCCGCCTTGCTGCGTAAGTAGTAAGTGAAGAATTTCTCTAATTGCTGGAAACTCTTGAAGATATAATAACTACAAAGTAATCTGAAAAGATAGGCTTGAATGTTTGAAAATATTATATTATAAGACAATCAGCAGCCAAGACCCTTTAATATGGGTAAGGTTCAACGATCATCCCGCAAGGGAGTAGGAGTAAAATCCGAAATGGGAAATAACCTAATTCTGTTAGGTTAAAGATATGATCTGATCTGAATAGTGATATTCAGTTAACATAATGGCGCAATTCACGAGTATAATCCTCCCCAACGGGATTGAAGTAAGTATTGACTATGATCCTATGAAGGATGATAAGTCTATCTATAAGTTGGTGGCTCCTGGTACTAATAGTACTTTGGAATCTTATAGCCTTGACATCTTTGACTTTGGTGTAACTGACCAAAATGCTCAAGGTGCTGATACCTCTAATATTTGCATGGTTATGCAAGATGGTGTTGAGGAGAAATATCAGATTGGCAACGTTTATAATTTTGAAACTGGGGCCATTGATGATGGTTCTAATGCTTTTGGAAATAATAAAGAGTTGGGTCTTTATAGAGCAATGAGTGGGTCCTTGTGCTGTTGGGACAGCGAGCGCATAGGTAGAATAGTATTGAATCCCTTTATTTAATTAATAACCTTTAGGAGAGGGCAGCTGTAGAGTTGTTCTCTCCTTTTTTATGTCAAGAAAATGACTACACTATTTATTAGTCCGGTTCCAAGAGTATCGGCACAAGGAAGAGAGAAACAGACATACTCCTTTGTAGATCACATTACAGGTAATATAGTTCCAACAGGTCAGCCTATGAGAAAACAAAAAGCTGATGGTGCTGGTTCCAGGATTAAGTTTTCTCCTGATTATGAGAATATGAGATTGAAAACTGGTTTGGATGAATTGGTTGATAATCCTTTTTATGGTTCTCCAAATGGCAATATCCCGCAGCATGTAAAAGAGGCTACTAAGATTACCAAACAAACTTTGTTTGAGATTGAGGATGGAGTACCTCCTGGTCACTATACTAATCAAATGACTGGCGGTGGTATCTTTAGGCTGAAGCAAAGCACTGATCTTAGTAAGATTCAACCTAATTTTATGGAAACCTTTGAGGTTATTCTTTATGATCGGGTGAATATATTTAATGATTTGTCTCCAAGAGGAAGAATGGCTATTCAACTTTTGAAGAGTCATCCAAGAGTTGCTCCTGATAAAAATAGTGTTAATTCTACTGTGCATACATTTTATGTATCTGAAGAGAATGAGGCTATGGTTGAGAAACTTAGAAAACAGGAGCAAATTGATGAGGCTAATTATGAGAAGGTAAACTTGTTTAAGAAAGCAGGTGAATTTATTGTATACAAAGTAGGCTCGCTCTGCATGTATAAAGACAATAGACCTGTTGTTAAAGGTCAGGCAACTCCTGATCTTGTTAAACAACAAATCAATGCTTATCTTGCTGATGGTAAACATCAAATGGAGAATGTTGATAAGTTTATGAAGATCATTGAAATGCTTGGCTCTAAAGAAGGTAAGCAAAGATTTGATATTAAGTACTTGATTCAACAGGCATTTAATGTGAATGTACTTGATGCAAGAGATGGTTATATTTATTGGAACTCCAAATCTGGAACTGCTAATATGTATAAGTTTGCTGATGGTCTTAAACTAGAGAATTTGATTCTTGCTGAATCTTTGATTTACAATCCTGATGAAGGACAAACTAATGCCTATGGTGATCTCCTTAATGAGGTGATTAAAAAGGGTGGTAGAATAGAATAAACATGACTATAGATAGAATTCATCAAGAAATAAAAGCTAGGTGGAATAAATTAAATTCTAACCATAAACCAGATTTTAGTCCTGCTTATCTTGATGATTGTATCAACAAGAGTCAAGAAGACTTTGTAGATATATTCTATTCTGGCAATAATAGTAAACAATATAAGTTTGGCTTTGAGGTTACTCAAGCTAGAATGGATATGTTACAAAGTTTAGTAAGGACTTATGCTGGTGCAGTGACTACTGCTGGAGGCAAGTATTATACGTTGTTATCCGCTGTTCCTGCTTATAGATATTTTGTTAGAGGCTCTCTTTTAGTTACTGGTTGTACAGAGAGAGTCCCTCTTACTATAGTAAGATTGAATGATCTGGATAGCAGGCTAAAGGATGCTAATGTTAAACCATCTAAGAAGTGGAATAGGGCATTGGCAAATATAGCAGATAGTAAAATAAACTATTATGCTGATGGTGTAAGCACTGATGTTGAGTTACACTATATAAAGAATCCAGTTAAAGTATTTTCTGGAGGTTATGATTCTCTTGAATTTTTATTTGGTGATGCTACTGCTTATAAAGTAGCAGATGCTAAAGTAACATCAGAAATAGATGAGTCATTCCATGATATTCTTGTGGATATGACTGTACAGTATATTGCTAAGATATTTGAAGATCAACTAAAATACTCTCTTCAAGAGAGAGATACACTTAATAAAATATAATGAATACAATTAAAAAAACAAACAAGTTGCCTATTGAAGACACCTATATGGTGTTTACTGGAGATCAGGTGAGTGCTTCTGGTGCATTGGTAACTACTGGTGTCAACTACAATATTTTGAATGGTCAGTTTGGTGTCTATTCTATGGACCCAAATAGTTCTGTCCAACCTGTTGGAGACTTTCTGGTTGCTGGTGATGATTCGACAGAAGTTCAAGCAATTAAAGTTGGGCAAGGTACCCCTAAATCTGCTAATCTTCAACTTGTTTCCCCTTGGGAAGAAGGTGATAAAGGTCTTGTAGAATCAGGTATTATCAGACGGAATCATATTCTTTCTGTTGCAGTTAAGAAAGCAGATTTGGGTCAATGGGGTGGACAGGTTGTGAGTGGTTTTCCTACTATGGTAAATGATCTTATTTATGGTGCTTATCTGAATATTGATAGCACTAGAATTGATAAGTCTTACAGCAGAAATGATAATACTACTTACGCTGCTGCTCCTGTACAGAACTTTACTACTACTGGTATTACTCAGCCTTTGGACTATGTTCTTCAGCATATTGCTACTCAGTTCAATAGTCAGTCTAAGGCTATTAGCCGTTCTGGTACTGGTAATAGAGGCAATAAGAACTTTGTTGTTCTTGGTATTAAAATTGCTGGTGGTGCAGGTCAGGCTTTGGGTACTATTACTCCTACTACTAATGTTGCTTTTGACATTAGAAATGGTGTAACTCAGAGAATTACCTTTGGTTTTGATGGTATTTCTACTTTGGCTGATTTGGTTTTCAGAGATGCTAACCTGACTCCAACCAGTACTATTGAAGTACTTAATAGTTTGACTGCTGGTACTGCTGCTACTGTTGATGCCTTGATTATACTTGGTTTGCCTCATACGCCTTTTGCTGCTTATGATGATGTAATGCAAGTTCAGGTAACTCCTAGATTTGAACTGACTCCTAATTTCTTGACTGGTGTTGATCCTGTTAAAACTACTGCTCCTGCTAAGGAAGTTGTTAATAGTGGTAGACAAATGTTGAGCAACTGGAGACAGAGAGCATCCTTGATGATTCATACCATGCAGACTTTGCCTCATGATGATTACTTCTTGGAAGGCATTAGTTATATCAACTTGGCTAAGAACTATACGACTTATATCATAGAGTTCTTTGATACTGAAATGACTCTTACTGGTTTTGAATCTGGACAAAAGAAACTTACTATGTTGTTTCCTTGTGAGATTTCTAGTGCTTTCACTCCAACTGTAGCTAATATTGCTACAAGACTTGCTACTCCAGGCAATGCTCCTTACCCAATGGTAACTAGCAATGATGCTGGTACTGGTACTGCGAGTGTAAATACTGTTACTGCTGTTAATGCCATTCTTAGTGCTTGGTTGGAACATTCCAGAACTACTGGTTCTTCCTTTAAAGTTACTGGTGATGCTGTTGCTGGTGGTACTTATTTGAGCTAATTAAAATATTTCTTAATACAGGGGCTATTGACTACAACAGTCTATAGCCCCATTTTTTATTTATAATGGCAATATATAGCGAGTGGAAAACTTTAGTTTGGCCACTTAACACAATCAAAAAAAGAGTTACTTCTGCTTTTGGATTAATTGGTGGTCAAACATCTGCTGGTCCAGGGAATGAAGGAATAAATGCTGCTGTCTGGATTCAGGAGAGAATTGATGATGGGACAATAATTGCTGGTTCTCCTACTATTCAGGAAGAAGGTAATCCTTTACCAGCTAGTGATACAATTAATTTTGTTGGTGCAGGAGTTACTGTTACTGATGCAGCAGGAGTAACTACAGTTACTATTCCTGGTGGTGGGGCTTCATATACAGATGAGCAAGCACAAGATGCTGTTGGTGCTATGGTTGATACTACTTTAGTATATACTGATGGTACTCCTGCTTTTGGTAGAGCCGCCCTTACAGGTGATGTAACAGCAAATGCTCAAAGCAATGTAACAGCAATAGCTATTGATGTAGTAGATAATACTAAGTTGTCAAATATGGCGGCTAATACAGTTAAGGTTAGAAATAATGGGTCCTCTGGTGATCCTGTAGATATGGTTTTACCAACTGATACTTTGCTTGGTAGAAATGCTGGTGTTATACAGCCTATTACTTTAGGTACTAATCTTAGTATGACCTCTGGAGTACTTAACGCAACAGGTGGTTCAGGAGCAGGTATTTCAGAAGTAGAAGTTGGAACAACTCTAATTAGATATATTATACTTACAGGTACTCCAGTATTCACAGCTAATATAGCATCTGGTGTACAAACCATTACTGCAACAGGTGGTACTTATAAATTAGTATCTGTTGCTACAACAGGTGCTACTGCTAATTTGGCAGGTGATAACAGTTTTACTATTATTTATAATGGAGTTCCAGGTACTACTTTGATTGCTTATCCTAGCATAGATAAATGGAACCTAAGTGGTTCTGCCCCTAGTTCTGGTGTACCGGATATTCATAGTTTAGCTGCATCTCCACAACATCAACTTATTGGTGCTGTACCTGGAACATCTGTTACTATTAGGCTCATCAATATGAATACCTATACTAACTGGTGTATAAAATCAATTTGGTAAACATGAAAAACATAATTACAATATTTTTAATGCTGCTTAGTTTGGCAGCATATTCACAGACTGCTAATCTTAATCTAGCAGTAAGATACCAAATTAGTAATCCTGGTTCTACTGGTACATTTCCTACTTTTACTGTTGCAGGTACAGTAGGTGATGATATGTCTAGGTGGAATGCTACTAATATACAAGTCGGTGATTCTCTATATGTATTGAATGGGGGTCAGGACTTAGCTATTTGTAGAGTTGCAGTTATTAACTCTGCTATTGGTAATGCTCTTAATATTACAGTTACTTGTGTAACTGCTGGTGTTACTAGCCTTGATCCAGGTCAAGCTGCTATTATTAGACCTACAAGTATTAATAAACTTCCGACTTATATTTCTGGATTACAAAGTCCATTACAGTCTTTGATTCTCAATAGACAATCTCAGATCATAGATGGTATTAATATTGATATTACTAATTTTATTGGTATTGCTGGTGTTAGTCCTGCTGTCTCTGCTGCTGCTAATAGTGGAGAAACATGGAGAAATACTGCTGGTGAGTTATGGGAATCTAATGGGGTTATTTGGCAAAGACCAAATGCTGTTGCACTTGATACACTACATATTACTCAGACAGCACACGGCTTTCTATTAGGACAAGTAGTTAATGTTTCCAGTAGTGGTGTAGTACGATTGGCCGATATTGATGTAGATAGTTTATCTGCCACAGGAGTTGTTGTTAGAGTAATTTCAGCAAATCAACTTGCTGTTCAGTTTTCAGGTACATTTAGTTTAGAAGGAGTAAAATCTGGTGTAAACTACTACACATCCAGTTTTCCTGGTAGAGTAACAGAAGTTCCTACAGAAAGATACCAACTTGTTTTTCGAGGTCTTGTGAATGGCTTGGCTATGTTGACAATAGACAATGTTCATGTAAATCAACAGAAGAATAGTTATGGTTATTTTAACACGATTCTGGGAACTAAGGCTTCTAGTCTTATTGCTTATTATCCCCTAGATGATGTTAGTGGTACATCTGCAAGAGAAGTGAAGAATGGATGGAATGCCCTTTATGGAAACAGTCCTTTGTTGGGACAGACTGGTATTGGAGATGGAATAACTAGTGTTAAATTTAATGCTTCTAATAATTATATTACTGCTGACAATGCTTCTTTAAAATCTGCGTGGAATGGCGATAATGGAGCAATATCATTCTGGATAAATTTGGATAGTGCTACATTAAATAGTGCTTCAGAAAAGTTTATTATTGTTTTTTCAACAGGAGTAAATAGTTTAATTGTTAAAAAACAGGCTGGTGCTGCATCTGTTTCAGCAGAAATGGTATCAGGAGGTAAAACAGTATCTGCCATACAACCTATTACTACAGGATGGGTACACCTATGTGTAGTTTGGTCCAAGAGAAATCAATATTTTAAGCTTTACAAAAATGGAAGCTCAGATTCTCCAACTACAGTGCCTCTATTGACAGGTACTTGGAGTGGCACACTCAGTTCTTCTACAATGCTATTTGGTAATAACAGTTCTGCTGGAACCAGTAGTCTTGGTGGAAATTTAGCTCATGTAGCAATCTGGAATGATTATTTGTCTGATGGAGATGTGAATAGATTAAGTGGGCTTGGAAGATTTGATTTTAAACAGAATAAAAGCTTTAAGACGATTACACAGAAAGTTTTATATAGCCGATATTCTGGTAATGACCATTTAGCATTTCCTTCATTGGTAAAAGTCAATAATGGGCTATGGTTAATGGAATATGTTTCTAATATACAGCATGGTGCAAATTCAGGGCAAGATTCTGTACACATAAGATTCTCAAACAATCAAGGTGTAACATGGTCAAAACGAGATACGTTACTAGATGGAACAACTCCTGTAAATGGATTTCCATTGATAAATTTCGGAACAACAACATCAAGAGGGAGTAAGATTGTTAGGGTTAATAATGGTGATTTACTTAACTTTTCCAGACCTAATACTACAACTCCGGCTGAGCAAAATATTACACAATATAGAAGCACAGATCAGGGCGCAACTTGGGTTAGTGAAGGAACAGTTTTAAGTTATAATCTTGTTCCTGATGAGTATTGTATAGTGACTGGTGTACCTGATTCTGGTATATATGTTATTATGCGCGATCTTAGTATAAGTGGAAATGAAAACACATTACTGTATAGAAGTCAAAATTTTGGTGTGTCTTGGGCTTTAAGAGGAACAATAGATGCCTCAGTACTAGATGCAAATGAAAGTGGGATTGAACATGTTGGTGGTGGAAAAATGATTGTAATACAAAGACCGTCAACTGGCTCAAGTCAATATACTTATAGATACACATCAAATGATTATGGAGCTACCTGGTCTGCACCTGTAGTAATTCCTATTTTAAATACTGTGCATAAACCAGTCTTAAATTTAATTGATGGGGTTCTATATATGCATGGTCGAGATCATAAATCAAGCACTGAGTTTTATACTTCTGTGTGGAAAAGTCCTGATCTTGGAGAAACATGGAGTGAAGCATATCATGTAGATAGTATTGGTGGAACATTAGATGGTGGTTATACGGGACTTCTAAAGAAGACTGATGGTAACTTATATATGATAAGCTACGGTGGAACATTGAACACTGCTGCAATTAAAGAGTATATAATACAGAATAGTAATTTTAAATATCAAATAGAAATTACTCCGTCTGTAACAAATCTTATAGATAACTATATTCCTAAGGCATTAGGTCCAAATAATTTTGAGAACTCACGTATCTATGAAGACCTAACTAATATTGGTATTAACACAAATACTCCTGAAGCATTCTTACATTTAAGGGTTGGAGATATTGCTGGTGTATCTGCTGCTGGTATTGGTCAAATAACAATAGAGGCTCTTGGTAGCAATGTTCAATATGGTACTTTAATGAGCAACAATATGGCATCTGGACTTATTATGAGAGATGCTTTTCAATCATTGGGGGGCTTAAGATACAATGGAACTACCTTTCCATCTTTTCCAAATAGATTAGAATTTTTTACAGACGGAATAGTTACACCAAAATGGACCATAGATAGCCTTGGTAATCTTGGCGGAGGAATTAGATCACCTGAAAGAAAACTTCATTTATTTATAACTGATGTTGTACAGGCTTCTCAGAGTGATGTTGTTTTTTTGATGGAGAAAGGGTCGGATGATGTTGCTATGCAGTTTTTGTCTGGTATAGCAAGACGCGGTTCTATATTTTGGGGTGATGCTACCCGTACAGATGTACTTCAACTGAGAGGAGATATGAGTAGTGGTCCTATAGCAAGTACTTTTGTGTTTAGTACTTTAGGTGTACAACGCGCAACATTAGGTCTTGGTCTTAATGTGGGTGCTGGTACATTTACAGGAGTTACTGGGGTGATTAATGCTCAAGTGGGCCTTAGAATAAACAATGCTGCTACAAGTGGTAATGTATTAAAAGGAGATGGTACCAACTTTGTATCTGCTGCTTTAGCTGCTGCTATTGATGTAAATCAAACAGCAATGTTACAAGAATCTGTAAGTGGTATTACTGGTACTACTGTAACGTTTACTGGAAGTATTGTTGCTGGTACACATGCAAGTAGAGTGCATATATTTAAGAATGGTATTCTTCAGTTACTTACTACTGATTATACAGTCTCAACTACAGCACCATTAGTGCTTACTGTAGTGATTGCTGCAACTTCTCCTGATGTTTACACTTTTCAAGTATATTAAATATGAGATATATAATCCTGATCTTTTTACTTTGTCCATTGTTTATCTTTGGGCAGAGTAAAATGAATTTAAACCAGTTATCTAACGTTGGTGTCTCCACTGATTATGTTATTAAATGGAACGGTACTACCTGGGCACCAGGTATAGATGAAGGAATGGCAGATTTTGATAATGGTATTAGTAATAATGAGAACTCAGGAGTAGTTAGATTGGGCAATACTTATATGAATAGTCCTTATGCGCCATTTTTAAGCAATAGAAAAATAAACACTGACACTTTTAGATTAGCTATTGGCAATACTCCTGATAGTGTATTATTTGTCATTAATGGTAAGAATAGTAAAATTGGTATTGGTACTGCTGATCCTGTTGCTAAGCTGGACATTACTGCTAGAACTTCTGATGCTATTACTGGTTTGCTTGGTCTTAACTTACATCCTTCTTCTGGGTTTAAATACGGGATGAGAATTTCTAGTACTGCTGCTACTACAGCAAACAGGTTTATAATTCTTAATACTGATGTAGATTCTCTAAGAATTCAGGAAGGTGGTGGTGATTATACTGTGCAAGCATTTGGTTCTGACTTATTTATGGCAAGTTCTGAAATTCTTGATTTTGGTGCAGACAGCCTTAGATATTCTGAAAGTACTATTGGCACACTAGATGGATTTCCATTTATTAGTGGTATAACTACTGGCAATATTGCTAAGAAGATAGCTGGTGCTTATGATGGTGATTTCTTAAGTTATGTTAGTGGTGGATGGAGGAAAAGTAATAATATTAGAATGAGTAAGCTTAGATTTACTGATACTCATACTATTACTGGTACTGGTACTGTTACTGCTAGTTCTACTATTAGTGACAATAAGTATATACAGTCTGACCAAGCAACACTTACAATGCAATTACCTGCAAGCCCTGCGGATAATCAACACTGTGTGATTACATTCCATAATGTTATTACAACTCTAACCATGAGTGGCAATGGTAATAATATTTATCCAACTGCTTCTGTTCCAACAACAGCTCCATTGGGATATACAATTAGTCTTAAATTCCATTCGGGCTTCGGTTGGGTAATACAATAAGTATTTTCAGATGGTTAAGAAACACATGGCATATATACTAAAACTATTAATACCTTTTAAAAGCTGGTTGTTTACAATAATAGCCAGCTTTATTTCTTTCTTATTGCCATTGCAGCCATTAATGATTGTTGTATCTCTTTTAGCTCTTTTAGATTACTTTATTAAGCTTTACTGTATTTATAAACTAGAAGGAAAGGCTGGTATAAAAAGTAATAGAATGCAAGATACAATGTATAAAATTGTATTGTATGCTTTCTTTTTATTTACTCTTTATACAGTAGATGTTTTATTTGTTAAAACTGCCTTTCTTGACCTGATTAGATTATTTGTTGATGACCATACTGCTTTATTTGTAGGAAAGGCACAACTAGTAATTATAGGTACTGTTATGATTATGATAAGAGAGGTTAAATCAATTGATGAGAATTGGTGTACTGCCTTTGGTGTTTCTTTCTTGAATATAATATATGACAAATTCTTATGGCTTTTTAAACTAAAGAAAGATGATATTAAATCTGCTGAGAACAAACCAAATTAATGAGGCAACTATTGGACAGATATTCTATCAAGATAAGCATGTTTGTTATACCCTTGAAGATTTGCCGAGAGAAGTTAAGATAATGCATAAAACAGCAATACCTGCTGGAACTTATGAGGTTATTATTAACTACTCTAACAGGTTCAAAAGACCAATGCCTAGATTACTTAATGTACCAGGGTTTGAGGGTATTCTTTTACACAAGGGCAAAAATATTACCTCAACTTCTGGCTGTGTATTAGTAGGACAATCAGTTCAAGGAGATCAATTGGTTAATCCAATTCCTGCTTTTGAAAAGATATACAATCTTATTACTAAAGGTTTGAAGCAAGGTAAAGTATTTATCAAGATAGAAGATATACCTAAGAAAGAAATAGAAATTCCTAAAGTTATTATAACACAGGAATTACCACAGATAGAAATAACAGAAATACCAAAAGTTGTTATAACAGAAACTAAGAAACAATCAACACTTTTAACATTTATTAAATTAATTACTGCTTTATGGAAACATTGGCTAAGTGGGTTCAAATGAACCTAGATTTTGTACAGGAGAACTTTGTAGTACAGGTAAAACCAGATTATGCTCAACTTGCTTTGTCTGCATTTCTAGATAGAGGTAAGCTAACAGCAGAAGTTCTGTTTGATGAAAATCCAGATAATAAGACACAACTTGTAGAACTGTGGTCTAGCTTTACTGCTGATCCTAAGATGGTTGAAGCATTTGGCTTGGCACTTGATGGGCTTGTTGCTTCTGTTAAAGATCAAACTCTTATTTCTGGTGTTGAGTTGGTTAGAGAAAAACTTATTCAAACACTTGTTGCTTTGACAGATGCTAATAAAATGAATGGTGAGCAAGTTGCTGCTATTTGGAAAGATTTCTTGAAATCTCCTGAAGTTCTAGCCTTTATTGTAGCTAATGCTGCTGTGTGGTTGGATAAACTTCCACTTCCAGCATGGTTGAAGTCTATTATTAATCTCTTTATTAAGAAGTAATGTTAAATGTAACATCTAATTCAGATGGTACTATACTTACAATCAGTCATCCTAATCTGACCACAGCGGCAGATTTATTGACTTTAGAAGTGGCGGTAGATTGTGCAAGCAGTCTACCGCCATTTAATTTTTTAAGTAAAGTACCATCTGTGACTAGTAATAGTTTTACTATAGTTCCAGCAGATATATATCCCACTGATACTCCAGACAGATTTCCTGATGGAGTTTATTATTGGAAGATAACTTTTAAATATCCTGTTGGAAAAGATGATTATCAATATGTAAGTACTAAGTGTATGTTTATAGACTATGTACTTAAATGTACTATTGATATAGAAGATGAAGAGTTTATGAAGAAGTATAAAGCACTTCAGTATGCTACTGATTGTGATTCATGTACTTGTACTAAACTCTGTAACCTATTCAGTTCACTTACTAATACAACTGTAACTCATGGCTCTGGCTGCTCAGGATGTGACTGATCTTAAATGTATTTACTTTAAGAATGTCAATCTATTACAACAAACTACAGATTATGGTGTTGACTGTAATAAGGAAACATTTCAGACTTTAGTTGATGATATATATAAATACCTAACCATGCTTGAGTTGTCAGTAACAGTTTGCAGAAGCTTAGAATGTAAAATTCTTGAGATTCTGGATACTAATACTCCTGATACTCCATGTGTTAGAAATGTATTTACAGAATTTCTGGATGTTAACTAGTATACTTTAACTATACTTCTCAGCATCAAAGTTTATACCTTGCAGGTATAAAATAACAAAATATGGATTTAAAAGAACATTTGCAAAGAAACGGTAAAACAGATAGCTGGATAAATCTGGCTAATCAGTTCCAGGTAAAAGGAACAAATAAACAGAAATCAGATTATGTTAGGGGGTTGTTTAAGAAAATACAAAGAGTTAAAGTAGCTGCGGCTGAAAAGTTTGCTAACAGATCAGAAAAGTTTGCTGCTGATTCTTATTGCGAAACATTTAGAAATGATCGTGGAGAACTAGACTTAATATATGTAGATTACTGTCAAACAGTAGGTCCAGATGGCAAGTTGCCTCCTCAACCTGAATATGTTATAACTACTTCTGGTGCTGTTGGCAGTACTGCCGGGCCTTATTATGGGGATAGATATAGAATTGGAGATTTTCCAGATCAACCTATAGATTGGAATAAGTTAGTACAACCTGTTTATACTCCACCATATCATACAGGACCACAAGAGCCTCCTGCTCTAGAAAAGATTAGATTGGATAAACAAAAGCAGGAATGGGAAGAGTTTAATAAGTGGAAAGCAGGGAAAGAATCTATTCAAAAGAAACAGTTACAGCCATATCTTAATGGTGATATAAACAATGTACTCTTCATAGGAGATTTGCACCTTCCCTTTACAGCAGAAGGATATTTAGAATTCTGTAGAAAGCAGCAAGAAAGGTTTAATTGTGGTACTGTTATTTATGCTGGTGATCTATTAGATAATCACGCACAGTCATTTCACAATACTGATGCAGACGGACTTAGTGCTAAGGATGAATTAAATCTTGCAATTAAGCAACTGGAAGAATGGTATAGAGTATTTCCTAAAGCAATAGTGCTGCTAGGCAACCACGACAGGATAGTGGCTAGAAAGTTATTTTCTGTTGGTCTATCTCAAAGATGGATGAAGCCTCTTGGAGAAGTTCTTAACACCCCTAACTATAATTATGTAGAACAGTATGTATTTAATAATGTTCTTTATGTACATGGTGAAGGTGGTACTGCTTTAAAGAAAGCACAGAATGAATTAATGTCTGTTGCTTGTGGTCACTCACACTCAGAAGGATATGTTCAGTTTATCAATGGTGGAAAGAACTTTGCTATGCAAGTTGGTTGTGGTATTGACTTTAATAGTTATGCTTTTGCTTACGCTCAGAGAGGAAAATTACCTGTATTAAGCTGTGGCGCAATTCTAAATCAATCTCCTATTCTAATTCCTTTTATATAAGATGGCTAGAAGAGGAAGAGGCACTGTAATTAATGCTGATAATACTATCTTTTGTAAAAGATGTGAAGAAACAAAAGATGTAGAGGAGTTTTACTTTAGGCCAGAATACGGAACATACAGAAGTATCTGTAAGAAATGTTTTAGTGGTAGTACTTGGTCCCTTACAGATAAAATGAAAGAAACAGATAAATTATTCGATCTTGGTTATCAGGTTTGTGGAACTTGTAAAGAACAAAAACCTTTATCAGAATTTAACAGGGATAGGTATAGGAGACGTGGATATTCTGAAAGATGTAGACCATGCGAAAAAATACGAATGGCTCCTATTAAAAGAAATAATATGTTGAAACATGATTATGGTATAACAACTGCAATTTATGAAGATATGCTTGTTAAACAAGAATATAAATGTTTTATTTGTACTATACCATTAAATACATTAAATTCAAAGCATATTCATATAGATCACTGTCATGCAACTGGAAGGGTTAGGAAGATATTATGTAAAGGATGTAATCACGGGTTAGGAAATTTTAGAGATGATATTACTTTATTGCAAAATGCAATTTCGTACTTAAAACAACATCAAGATGATTCAGGAATTGAATATTGCATTTAAGCATATCGTCTACACTGATAAGACACATCAGTACTTTGATAAGTCCACAGGAGAGGAATTAATGTCTATTACCAAAGCAATTAGTAAACTTAAAGAACCATTTGATTCTCGCTTTTGGAGTACTATGAAAGCCTATGAATTTTCTGGTTGTTCTACTAAACAAATCTGGCTAAAAGGTGGTGGATATGATAATACATATTTCAAAGCAGATGGAGTAAAAATATCTGTCTTTGATAACCACGATCATCTATCAGTTACACCAGAGAAAGTTTCTGCTCAATGGGGAATTGATTCTTTGGTTGGAAGAGTTAGAGGTTCTTGGTCACACGCTTTTCTTGAAAATCTTGAGAACAGATTAATAGATAAACCAAAGATTGAAATCCCTCCAGGTCTTACGACAGTACAAGCTGTAAGTTATATAAGAACTATAGATATAGCAGAGAAACTTTGTGTACAATTTGTAGATGAGTTTGACTTTCTAATACCTGTTGCCATTGAATATAAAGTGGGAGATTCTAAAGCCGGAATAGCAGGAACCCCTGATAGGTTATACTGGAACACTCAAGTTGAAGAACTTCAGATTTGGGATTTTAAAACAGACAAGAAAATTGCTTCAAGTAATAAGTATCAAAAACTTAAGTTGTTTGATTTGGATGATTGCGAGATTTCAAAATATTCAGTACAAACCAGTGCCTACAAATGGATTATTGAATCTAATACTAATCTTAAGTTGGGAGGTTCATATATAGTACATTTGAATCTTAAAGATGAAAGACTTGATGTACATCCCTGTATTGATTTAACTAAACAAATAGCCGATATAGATTGGCGCAATTTATAAGCCAATGCCAAGTACAATTCAACAGCACACCTCAAATTTAAGAGGCTTGCTTAAACAATATAGTAGAAGTACTGATTTTACAGATCAGTTTCTATTTGAAATATTATCTGGAGCAAGAGCTGATGTTCTTAAATCCAGACTAGACAGATATAACAAAGTTAGTTCAGAGAACTTCATGACTATATGTGTGGAGTTAGAAAAGACTAAACCACATTCATGTGATTGTGTACCAGATGAACTAGATTGTTTAGTGCTTAGAACTAAGTATAAGATACCAACTGTACTCAGTGGTAGAAATACATCTAAGATAAGTATTAGGCTTTTATCAGGTAAACAGATAAGTATTATGGATGAGAACAGATGGATGCTCATTAAGAATGATCCTATTAAGTCTAAGGACTTAGTTGCTTCATGGATTAATGGTTATTTCTATTTCTGGAATCTTCCACTTAGCCTTAAGGTTGTAGAGATTACAGGATTATTTACTAATCCTTTAGACCTTATAGATATTCCAAATTGTTCTGGTGAAGTATCTACTGGTACTTGTTTCCAGATAGACACTACTGAATTCCCTCTTCAAGAAGAGTATAAGCACTTTGTTTATAGGAAGTGTTTTGAGTTACTACAAATACCTCTCCAATCTCAAGTTGATTTAACTAACGATTCTAATGAGTTCATTAAAATCTAAGAGTAGAAGTTTAAAAGATTTATACTTCTTCTATCCTCATAAAATAAATCCTCCCTATACTACTACTATTCCCCTCCCCTTTGTTAAGAAAGATCAACTATCAGATCATAAATGGGCTATCACATTCCCTGTATATGTTGCGGTGATTACTGATATAATTGCCGCAATTATAGACAGGCTTCAGAAAGGTGAAACCTGGACTATAGGTAATAATCTTGGTTCAGTAGTATTTACTAAAAAGAAGTGTAGAGTATTTGTAGATAGAATTAAGTCTGGTGAGGCTGGTAAACAAGTTAAGAGGTTTAAGAATGAGTATGAGAATTATATGATACTTCCTCAATGGAATAGGGCTAAAGCCTTAATGCAGAATAAATGGCTGTGGAGATTTAAGATAGTACCTAAAGTGCTTAGAGAAATATATGAAAGAACAGATGAGGATTATACCTACATCTATAAATTTAGAGATAAATGACAACAACAATAACATCAGTAATATCCAGGATACCCAAACCTGTGCTTGATGAATCTAGTATATCAGATGTAACTGGTTGGATATTTGATGCTCTTAGACTTCTTCCTGAATCAGTTCTTTATACTGATAAGATAGGCTTCTTTGAGTTAGAGGATGGTAAGATGTATTTACCTAAGGATATGCTAAAGGTTAATTCAGTTCTCTGGCAATATGCTGATCCTTCTAAAGAAACAATTTCAGACTTTGGGTGTTCTATTGAATGTCCTGATCTGTGTGAACCTTTAGAAGTTAGAACTCAGGTTTGCAAGTTACCTGTATACTTTAGAATATTCCTGGAAAGTACTTACTTTAAAGACTGTTTTACCCTGCTTAGTTATGCTGGTAAAGATAGAAGTGCTTTATGTAATAACTGTCCTAACTTAACTTGTCAATCAGATTACAGATTTGTAATTGCTGATAAGGTATTATATACTGATCCATTTGATTGCGGGTGGTTATGTATTAATTACTCAACTCTGTTGTGTAATGAAGCAGGAGAAATACTTATTCCTGATAACCAGGAGATAAATGAGTTTCTTATTGCCTATGTGATGTATAGACATTGGGAAGAAAGAACTCTTCTTAAAGAAGAGAATGCTGTTCAGATGTATGACAGGTATGCTCAACTTAAAGATGTTCTTTATAGAAAAGCTAGAGGTTCTCATATTCTTAGAAATACAGATATACTTGCTGTGCTTCAGGAAACACAAAGTTCTTTTCTTAGATTACTAAAAGCATCTGGTCCTCATGAGTACCTTAGATAAACAAACACCTAATCAACTTATAGGATTAGATAAGGATAGAACATTCAAGGATACTAAGTCTGTTACCTTTGCACTTAATGCTATTAAAGATAGTCATGATGGAGGTTCACCTGAATACCAATCAGAACCAGGTAATCTACAGGTAGATTTTTTACCTTCTGGGTATACTCTTATTGGTCATATTTATGGTCAGGATAATGAGATATACTTATTTTCAACTGATGGTTTGAGTTCTGAGATTGGAGTATTTAAACAGGACTTTTATCAAACTCTGGTTAATGCCGATCTTAACTTTAGCTTAGACTATCCTATTACTGGAGAATATAGGGTGAGGTTTGGTTGTGATAGGGTTATATACTGGAATGATTATCTGAATAGAGATAGATGGTTTAATAGGGATAAACCAGAGCAGTTTCAAACTTCTGGTTTATTTGACCCTGATAAGTTTGACTTTAATCCTGCTGTTACTATTCCTAATATAGATTTAGTAGAAGTAATAGAATCTGGCGGTAATCTTCAAGTTGGTTCTTATTACTTTCAACTTGAGTATCTTGATTCTGGAAGGAATGTAGTTTATAAGTCAGATATAACTCCTCAAACTGTTATATATGATGAGAGTCAGAATGCAGCATATCCTACTATAGATGGTGCTGTTAACTATCCTCAATTTGATGCAAATGCTGGTGGAGTTCCACCTACTAATAAGAGTATACATTTACAGTTTACTAATGTAGATACAACTTTTAGATTTATAAGAATGAAGGTTGGTTATCAGGTAACTGCTAATCAGGTAATGCAAGCACATACAGTTGGTGAGTTAATTCCTATAACAGCATCTACTATTGATTGGATATATGTAGGGTTTAATCCTAATTCAGGTGATAGTCTACTTGATTATACTGAAATGGTTATTCCTCAATTCTCCTACTCTGCTTCCTATGTTATGGAGCAAGTACAGAATAGATTAGTGAGAGCTAATCTTAAAGAGGTTAATAGAGATTATGCTGAATATCAAGTTCATGCTTCAAGCATAACTACTAATTGGGTTGCTGAAGAAAGTCCTACTAACTTAGTTGAATTAGGTAATCCTAAAGACCCTAGAACTTATTGGTATAAAACTAACTTCTGTGGTGATGAAGTTTATGCTTTAGGTATTCAGTATTTACATACTGATGGAAGTTGGAGTCCTGCTTTTCATATACCTGGAAGAGAATCTAATCCAAATGATGTTCTTCAACTAACTGTTGTTAGTAATGCTAGTGTTTTAGGAATAGATGAGGTTTGGGAATCTGATGTAGAACATTTAGGTTTAACTATTGGCCAAACAGTTCAGCAATGGAAAGTATTTAATACTGCTATTCTTACAGCAAGTCAAACAGCAACCCATCCTTATACTTATAAAGGTACATTCAGTTATTATGAGGCAGACTTTAATTATCCTGATATAAGAGATTGTGAGGATAATTTGATTTGGGGTCCAGATATTGATACTTCAGATAAGGTTAGGTTTCACAAGTTTCCTGATAGAAGATTGATACCTCACTTGAATGATGAGGATTATATAGTACAGTTAGGAGTAGAATTTACTGTTCCTGCTTATCCTAATTCAGATATTGTTGGTCATAGGTTCTGTCATATAACAAGAGATGAGTTTAATAGAACTGTGACAGACAGTGGTTGGAGTAATCCTAAAGCTCTTATTTCTGGTGGCCCTTTGGATGGACAGCTTATATTTAATGGTTTCTACTTATCGCAAGCAGGAGATAAAGTAGTATATACTTCTCCTCAGGTGAATTTTAATAACAGATTAACTCCAGTATCTTATCTTAAGCAAAATAATGTTTATAGGTTTGATACAGATTTAATCATTAATGCTGGAGCAGCAGTAGTATTTGTAGATGCTGATAATCCAGAGCCTATCCAATCAGCAATAGTTTATACTGTTGCGCTTCAACACGAGACTCCTGATAGAACTAACTATGAAGTAGAACAACAAGTGTTTGTTGAAGGTAGAACTGTAATTCCTGAAACTGTTACTGGTTATCAAATAACTAATTCAGATTGGTTAACAGCAGCAGCAGTTATAGATACTAGTACTGCGGTAGAAGATTATACTTCCTATAATGGTGGAGAGACTTCAAGTTCAATGCAAGGTGGTGCTGGTAGTTATTATATGAATGGTAATATGGCTTATTCATATAAGAAGACACAGAATCAAGCCTATACTAATTTCTTGATTTTACCATATCAATATATACACTTTAATCCTGTTTATGGTCCAGGGGTATCTGAGTTTTATGGTGGTGATACTTTAATAACTTGTAATCAACTATTTAGACTTACATCATTTACTGAGAGTCCTACTTTAGCTGGATTTACTTTATGGGAAACAGTTCTTATGGATATGTTATGGTGTGAGAGTGATCTTGCTACTATGCTAAGATATGAGGGTATTGATCCTGTGTTTACTTATTTCTCAGATGGAGATAGTGATCTTCAGGTAATGCTTAAATTCTATACTGAGAATGGTTCTGGAGAATTGAGTTATAGAACCGATAGTCAACTAAGAGAATACTATAAGTTAAATGTAGATTATAATCTTCAGGATAATGAGCAAAGTAAAGTAAGTTTAGCATCTGATTATGATTATTGTTCTAGTTGCCAAGGATTGTTTACTAATAGAATAGTATTTTCTCCTGTATCATTTGATGAAGAGAATATTGATCTTTATAGAACTACTTTGGTTAATGACTATATTGATATGCCTGGTCATAGAGGTGCTATTACAGGACTTAAGTATAGAAACAATAGACTTATAGTTCACTGTGAAGATGCAACTTTTATACTTCAACCTAATCCACAAGTAATAGCAACAGATCAAAGTCAGGCATACTTGACTACTGGAGACTTCTTAAGTATTCCTCCACAAGAGCTGATACAGACTGATATTGGATACGCTGGTTGTCAGAATAAACAACATCAAGCAGATAGTCCTAGAGGGCATCACTGGTTAGACCAAAGAAGAGGTCAGGTATTCAGTTATGACAATCAGCTGGAGGAGATAAGTATGGTTGGCTTAAGTCAGTGGTTTAAAGAAAATCTTCCTTCTGAAACTCAAAAGGCAGTGTGGGATTATAATCATGAGAAGTATCCATTTAGGAATACAACCAGTGATTATGGTGTTGGGTGTATTATGTATTATGATCCTAGATTTAAAAGGTTAATAATAAGTAAGACTGATTATCTTCCTATAGGGCAAGTTGAAGACCCTGTATCAGGATTATATTGGAATTCTACTGAGAATCTTTGGCAGGTAATGGATAGTTTTGGTACACCAATTCTTACTCCTGTATTTACTAACTTCGAAAGGTTTGAGAATAAATCCTGGACTATAAGCTTTGATTTTCAAAGGTGGATTTCCTGGCATTCTTATATTCCATATCAAGCATTCTCTGATGATTATAATTTCTATTCATTAAGTAAAGTAAATCTTCAACCCGACTATATATATAAACATCTTGAAAAAGAGAGATACCAAAATTATTACACTACTAAGTATGATCTCATTGTTGAGTATCAGGTCTTTGATTTACAATCTGACAGAACAACAGGTATCCACTATCAAGGATATACTTATCTCTGGAATGAAGCAAGTAAAAGCTGGTTACAACAGGATTCAACTTTTGATAGATTAGTTGCTTATAATGGTAATCAATCTACTGGTCTACAAACCCTGACTTTACAGAATCAATTTACTAATCCTTATCTTAACAATAAGATTCTTGCTGGAACTAAGTATGTAGTAAAAACTAATCAGGATTATAAAATTTCTGGTTTATTTGATATGTCTGTAGGTCAACCAGTTAATACTAAGGATTGGAATTTGAGAAGATTGCATGGTGGTTATATAGATCAGGTAGTAAATACTCCTAATATAAGTTTGGTTAAACCACAATATCAATGGTCTGCTTTATGGGATAAATATGTTATAGTAAGACTATTCTTTAAGCCTGTTTCGGACTATAAGAAGGTTCTTATTTTGACAGAGACTCAAGAGCAAATATCAGTAAGATGAAAAAACATAAAATCAAATATAGTGAAGGGGGTCAATTACTTGGCTCCCTTGCTAGTTTAATACCTGGCTATGGCCAGATAATTAGTCCCCTGATTGGAATAGCAGATCAGATGTTAACTAAGCCTGAAATACCAGAACCTAAAGCTCCTCCTGTTAAAATGAATACCAATGTTTATGGTAATAGTTTTAAGCTTGGTGGTTGGGTAGGTGATGGGTTTAAACAGTACAATTCCTCAAGTCATGCTTCTGGAAATGATCTAGCAATAGATCAGAATGGTAATCCTAAGAATGATGGTATGGCTTTAGTACAGAATCAAGAGAATATGGTGAAGATAAAAGGTAAGCCTTATATTATGTCTGATACTTTGACTAATCCTAGAACAGGAAATAAGTTTAATATAGATGCTGCTAAAGCTAATAAGAAATATAAAAATGCAAGGTATTCTACTGATGAAAAGAATGCTTTGAATAGAGAGATGGAAGAACTGGCTATGGCTAATGATGTTATGAGGGCTAGTAAAGAAAGTAAGATGAAGTTTAATGGTGGGCCAATTGATCCTCTTAATTTGGTACAAAAAGAATCTACTTTTGTTAGACCTGTGCCATTTATGATGTCATCATTACCAACTCAAGAAACTATGTATACTCTTAAAGATGGTCAACCAAGATATTTAGATTATGGTGATATAGTTAATAGTACTGGTCAAATGTCTGGCAAATCTATGACTAAAGTGCCAAGATTTAGAGAAAAGGCTTTTGGTGGTCCTATAACAAATCTTCCTTCGGTATTAACTAAGGAAGAACCTTGGGTATCTCCTGAATTTACTAATCCAGTAGAACTAATGGCTAAACCTCTTATGAATATGTATCAGCCTACAGCAAATAATGCTATTAGGAATAGACCTTGGGTTGATTCATTGGGTAAAGTTCATGAGCCAGATAATCAATTAACAATAGAAGATTTACCTGGTAATAATGATGCCTTTGTTCCTAGAACTAATAACCCTTTGAATACTGGTTTACAACCACTTCCTACTTATAATGTTCAAGGCACTCCTAAGCCCCCAAACATTTCTGTGCCTAATTATACTTCTGATAGAAGTACTCTTGGTACAACTACTTCTGGTGGAGTTGGGAATGTTGCTAATGCTGTTGGATTAGGATTAAAAGGTTTGGCTTTAGGTAGATCAGCATTTGATGCTCTTCAACCTGCTGAGCAAGAAAATCCTATTCTCCCGGATTACAGCAAATCAGACAGATACATGGGTGAAGCAAATATTGATTATTCGATGGCCCGTCAGAATGCTTTAGGTGTTAGTAATATGGCTGGTAATATGAATAGATCAGCAAGTAGAAGCTTTGGTCAGTTTGCTGGTAGGGAATCAGCAAGATATGGGCAGTTAGGAGATCAGATTTCTAATATTGATATGCAGCAGAATAATGCTCAAAGTCAGTTAAATCTTACTAGGGCTAACTATGAATCTCAGAAGGCTGTTGGTAATAGAAATATATTGCAGGAAAATGCAACTAATAACCTAATGAATGAGGCTAATACCAGAGGATTCCAAAGAGACTTCTTCTCTAATCTCAGCCAAATAGGTAGTGAGTTTAATCAATATGGTGAAACTCAGAAAATGATTGGTAATCAAAAAGATATAAACACTTTTAATACTAATCAAACATTAAGTCTTTTGTCTACTAGATACCCTAATCTCAAGATTAATGGTGATTTGATTCAGAAATATCAAACTGGCCAAATCTCATTAGACGAAATGTTGGACTATGTACCTGGGGCTAGTGCTATTAAAGATGAAATACTTACTGAGGTTAACAAAACTAAATCAACTAAGAAGTAATGGCCATAAATCGTTTTGACCGCCAATCAAGATATGATTGGGGATGGGAGACAAGTATTCCAGTTTTACCTCAGTTGAATTTTGAGGGATTAGATGCAGTAATGGCGCAGACACAAATGGGTATAGACCAAGGTAATTTAATATCTACCAAGATGCCTAATGCTTTACCTACTGTACAAGACCAACAGTTATTTCAGGAATATAAATCTACAATAGATAATGGTCTTAAGCAAGTTACTGATATATATGCTAATCAAGGTTTGAAAGCTGGTCAAGCAGCTCAGAATCAATTCTTGAGAAAAATTCAAGATGCTTGGAGTAGTGGCGGTATTGCTGATGTATTAAATCAGAGATACCAGGGATATGGTAAAGCAGTAGAAGAATTAAAGAAGTTTAGAACTGATGATAAACGTGGGATAAACTCAAAATATGCTCAATATGATCTGAATCAGATGCTTGAAGCCCCCATTAATTATAATCCTGCTACAAGACAATATCAGACAATTACTACACCTGAACTTTTCAAGGACCCAGATTTGAGAGTTGCAGCTCAAGAAATGTTGAAAAATATTGAGGAAGATGGTGGTACTCAGTTTAGTAACTTATCTCCTGGTATAATACAGAAGATTCAATCTGAAGGTAGATCAGCAGAGAAATTAAGGCTGGCAATGGCTGCTCTTATGGAAATGCCTGAATTTGTATCACAGATAGATAGAGATACTTTTGTTCAAACAAATGAATATGGTCTTTCCAATACTAAAAGAGATGCATCTAGAGAATTAAATAAAACTTATTCTAAAGTAGAAGGTTTTTATAATAAAGCAAAGAATAGTAAAGACCCAAAAGAAATTAGAGAGTTTCAAAACTATCTAAGTCAACAGGGCTATTCTGTTCCTGCTAATGGCAAATTTGATGCAGATACTCAAGCACAAGCAGACAAGTTTCTTAATGATGCTAAGAGTGTATATAATAAGAAGCCTGAGGAAATTGATGATTTGCAAGCTCAGGATTTTGTAAGAAGTAATATTAAAGAGAATTATCTTAACTACGCTGGCGGATTTGCTAATCTAAAGGTTGAGAAAGATTTAATCTTTGATAAGGTATATCTTCAGAGACAAAAGATTGCTGCTGATAGGGCTAATACACAAGCACTTATAGCAAGTAATGAAAAGTTCTTACCTATGAAAGCTGATGATACTTCTGTTGTTGCTAGTCAGCCAGTTCAACTAGGTAACTTTGTGCAAGCTTTGGATAAGGGTAAACAAACTCAAATGTCTGCTTATCAAACTGCTGAACAGATCAAGGCTCAAGACCCAATGTTTAAAGGTTGGAAGAATGAAGATATAGTTGCTGCCTATAGAGAATTTGAGAATGTAGTAAAGGCTAATCCTGGAGCTAATCCAAATGATCTTAAATCTATGTTTAATCAAAGATTCTCTAACTATCTACAAGGTCAAGGTAATACTGGTGTTCCTGGAGAACAACTCTTTGAGTATGTAAGTCAAGGTAGAAATAGTCCTACCATAGCAAGTATAGATAGTTTGTGGTCTGCTGATGAATCTGTTAATAGTATGGCAGGATTAATCTCTGATTATGGTAAAACATATGTGACTACTCCTGAAGGTCAATCTCAAATTAAAGAGATGAGAAATCTTGGATTTGGCAGTGGAATGAATGATGTTCAGTTGATGGAAGATATAACATCTAATCCATCTAAATATAATCAACCTACTACACCAAGTTTTGTATCTTCATCTGGTATTGGTGGTGGTAAAACTCAAGGAGTTACTCTTGGTACAGGTTTTATTTCTACAATGTCTAGAAATATTGAGAAACAAAGTACTATTAATCCTGGTCTATATAAAGAAACAATGTCTGGTTCTGCTATACTACAAGGTAAGGGAGATGAGTTCTTAGTACCAGTTCTTAATAGATATGGAGAGGATATAAATAATGGTGCTTATGGAAGTTATGTTTCAGAAGGTGGTCAAGGTGCTTTGTTTTATAAGATGCCTAAGCAAGGAGAAGGTAGAGAAGGTGCAGATATAGATGCTGGTACATTTAAGTATGAAAGTATAGCTGTTGATCTTGATGAGAATGGTAAGACAGTAATAGTATATTCTGGTACTGGTAAAGATGGTAAAAAAGATGTTCCTGCTTATACGAGAATTACTCCTACTGCTTATCAGATTGGAGAGATTAGACAGGGTTTAGCAGGTCAACTTGCTATGGCTAATCAATCTGGTGATTATCAAAAACAATTAGAAATAGGTAAAAAGATATTAGGTCTTGGTGATGCTAAGTGGTCTGACTATAGAAACTTTGATGTTGCTGGAACTAAACTTAATAATAAGAACACTAGTGATGAACCTGTTTATCAGATGATAAATGGTACACCTACTAGAATGGAAGGTTTCAGAATATCTAATGATAGACTAAAGAATCAATTCACTGATGGTCAAAATATTTATGAGACTGAAGTAGTTCATGCTTGGAGTCCTTTTACTAATACAAGTAAGACACTTAATGTCTCTGTAATAAGAGATGCTAATGGTAGAGAAATTAAAGTTGCTATACCTACTTCTCAAGGAACTTTGGATTATGGTTCAGCAGCTAATGTTATTATTAACAATAAGAACAAAGAGATTCTTGCTACTATTCCTGTTGAAATGGAAGCTACTAAAATACCAGAGGGCAACTACATAGAGAGTCCTGTTAATAGTAGAAGATTAAAAACTAACTAATGTCTAAATTCAGGATACAAAACAGTGGTTCAACTCTTGATCCTTTTGCTGATTTTAAATCTGCAAGTCAGGCTTTAGGTGTTACACCACAAAGGAATATTGATCCATATCAAGGTATGGGAACTCCTAATATTGCAGAAACCTTCTCCGGTGCTAAACTGGAGGAGGGTTTCTCATTATTGGGAAATAGTAATTTAGCTTTAGATACTCAAAGACAGAATCAATATGAGGATCAAGGGATTGGAGAACTTTTAGCTAAAGGTGTTGGTAGAACATTAGGAAAGATAGGAACTGAAGTTCTTAAGATGCCTGGTTATGCTGGTGGGGCTGTAATGGCATTAGGCAATGAAACTTTAGGTGATGGTAAAAACTCTATGGCCTTGGCTGTAGACAATGCCTGGCTTAAAGCTTTTTCAAGTTTAGATGAAGAAGTTAAGAGTTGGATGCCTATTACTATAAGTAAAGATATAGAAGAAGGTAGTATATGGAATAAAGCAGCATCAGGTAGCTGGTGGGCTACTCAAGGTGCAGATGGTGCTGGTTTTATGCTAAGTATGTTTGTACCTGGTGCTATTACCAAGATAGCTGGTGTAGGTAAAGGTATAGCAGGATTAACTGAAGTTCTTGCTAATACCAGATTAGGTAAAGGGGTTAGAGTTGCAAAGAACTTAATTACTTCTGGTGATGATATAGCAGGTATGAGTAGTTTAGCTAATCAGCCATATCAAATAGGTAAAGCCTTTGCTAGAAATGCTGATGGGATAACTTCTGCTCTAATGAATACTACTTTAGAATCTATGGCTGAAGCTGCTGATACTTATCAACAAGCTTATACTGGTCTTAGAGAAAGAGTTAGAAACGGTGAGATGTCTGATGATAAAGCTAAAGAATTAGCTGGTGCCCAGGCATCAGGAGTATTTAAGTCTAACTTAGGACTTCTTATGCTTAGTAACTTAGCAGATCAGGCATTCATATGGAAAGCATTTGGTGCTGGTGGAACTGATTCAGTTATTAAGCAGGTTATTAAAGATGGTAAAATAGACTTTGATGCTCTTAGTAAATTAGGAGATAAAGGGTTTCTTGAATTAGCTGCTGGAGCAACAAAAGCATTTGGTCTTAATGCTCTTAAAGAAGGTATATGGGAAGAAGGTGTACAAACTGTAATTCAACAGAATGCTGCTAAGGGAGAATTTGGCACAGTCAATGCTATTGGAGATTTAGCTAGTCAACTTGGTGGTATATTTACTGGTGATGATACTTTCTGGAATAATAAAGAACTTCATGAGTCAATGTTCTTAGGAGGTTTTCTTGGTGGCGGCATGGGTTTAATAGGGAGTATTAAGGAGAATAATGATCTTAAGAGACAATTGAATGGCTATGATGTAGCAACTACTAATATAACACCTGTTCAAAGAATAGCACAGAAGTTAGGGTTTAAAAGAGAGACTAAAGATCAGAAGGGACTTAAGACTTTAATTCAGGATTCTTGGTTAAAGAATTTTAAGACTGATCTTAGTTCTTTAAAGAAGCCTGATGGCACTATTGATAATCAAAAGGTTGCTGAGGCATTTGAGTCTGGTAATAAAGAGTTAGCCCTTCATACTTTATATGATGCTGCTATAGCTGCTGGAGATACTCTTGCTGCTACTAAATTCTCTACATTCTTAGCCCAACATTATGTTCAACCATTCTTAGGTCAAGCAGGAATGGATAAAGTATTTCAAAGTCATGTTGAAAATCAAGTTGCTCCTGCATGGGCTGAAAGATTTGAAGCAAATAATGGTAGACCTGCAACCACAGAAGAAGTAAATCAGTTTAAAGAAGATTTTACTAAGTCTGGTCAAAGGGTATTCAGGGCTTATGAAGAATCTGAAAGAACTAATTATCCAGAGAGATATTATAAAGGAGAGGGAGATAATCAGAGTTATGCAAAGTTTAGACAAAGATACTTTCAAGGTAAGTTTGAAACTCTTTTAGAGTTAGATTCACTTAATCTTGAAAGGGCAAAGTTAAATACTGAACTACAGGAAACAGGGCTACTTGGAAAGATAAACTTTCTTGATAATAAATATCAAGTGAATGAAGGTACAGAACTTAGTGCTTTAGAAAGCCAGAAATTATCTGATTATAGTAAGAGGTCTAAAGATATAAGAGATGAGGAGAAGAGACTTGGAGAAGTATATAATCAGTTCTTTACTAAAGAAGGGGTTAAGTCTATATATGATTTATCTACTCAAATGGATAAAGCCTTTGAGGAAGTTCAAGCAGATGTTAATAAGGAGAATGATGATCTTGTAGCAGAGAAACAATCTGTGGAACAGGAAGCAACTATTACAGCTGGTGAAGTAGATGCTGCTCAACAAAGTAATCCTGAAGGAACTGCTGTTGTTAAAAACAAAAAGACTGGTAAGAAGTCTAAGATTGTTAAAACTCCTGAAGGACCAGTTATTCAAACTCCTGAAGAAGCAAGACCTTTAGAGATTAAAGACTTACTTAACAATGATGTTGTTGATCCTAATTCTCCTAATGCTGATACAATAAGTGAAGAGCAGAATAGATTAGAAGATTTAACTGATTTTCAACCTGTTCCTGGTACAGAAGTAGAACTAACAGAACCCTCTGAACTACCTATAACTCAAGTAGAACCAGAAAGACTTAGAGATTCAGAAATAGAAACTGAATTTGTTGAGTTAGGTAAGTTGAGTGTCACTGATAGAATTACTACTGGTAGACATATTCAATATGGTCCTAAGTTTGAAGACCTTTTAACTCCAGATGGATTACCTGTACTTGGTACTGTAGAACAACAAAGGTGGCAGAGGGCTTTAGATAATATGGATAATCCTTTGGCTTATCAAGCAGGGGTTGCTACTATTGAACAGGTAAAAAAGAGTCCTGTTATGTTTGAACAAATAATGAGGTCTATTACTGAAGCGGTAACACTTAATAATTCTGATGTTTGGGTATTTTTGTATAAGAATAACCAACCAGTAATGGATGGGGAGAATTATACATTTACCAGTCTTTATACTCCAGATGTGATGTATAAGGATATGCAGAGTGTAAGAGTTGCCCCTAAGTATATGGAACAACTTTATGCTAATCACACTGGTCAGGGAATCCCTACTTCTGTATCAGAGTTAAGGCAGTTTAGAATAGATGCTTTTGATTATGCTAAATCAGAATATACTAAATGGTATAATGGTCTTAGATTGCAGGCTCCTGTTGTATTACAGGTTAATGAAGTAACTAAAGGTCATATGCTTGTAAGGAAAGATGAGAACAGAGAAACTGTTTGGAATAAAGCAAGTGGTAATATTCCTGGTGTATCTGTTAAGAAAGGTAAATTGGTTGGAGGAGAATTAGAAATATCTACTTCTGGTGAAATTAACTCTGGTGGTAGATTGCTCAAGGTTAATAAGGGAGATGTTGTTATTACTACTAAAGATGGTATCTATCCTATGAGGAATAGAAACCTTAATGAAGGAGAGATAAACACTATTATTGAACTTATTAAGAAAGTAAGTCCTGTTACAAGTCTTAATAATCTTAGATTGGAAGGAGAGTTTCCTATTAGTCAGTTTGAGACTGAAACTTCATTAGGTATATTCTATGAGGAAAACAAAAGTCCTTTGATTAGATATTTAATGAATTGGGGTGGCCAAGGAGAAGGTAGTATTAATATAAATACAGGAAATGAGTCAGTTACATTTCAGCCATTTGGAAGTGACCGTACTTTTACTTCACTTATAGCAAATCTATCAGATAAAAGTAGTTTGAGTTATACAGAGCTAAAAGCATTTCTTGAGACTAAAAGATATAATATAACTAAAGAACTTCTTAATACTGGTACAGCATTTGCTAAGCCTGTGATTAAGAAAGGTGAAGTAGTTATGGAGAAACAAAAGAAGACTTATGAAGAGTATCTATTCAGTGATGTTCTTCAAACCATGTCTGTTGTTCATCCTGATTATACTTCCAGACTTCAAAGGAATCTAGTACTTGGTGAACCAGTTAGTAAAGTAGATGTTCCTCAAACACAGACAGAAGAACAACCTAAAAGAACTACAAGAGGTTCTAGGTCAGCGGCAGCAAAGAATGCAAATTTAGATGCTGATAGAATATTCACAGTAGAAGAAGTAATCCAACAGAAGATTCTTTCTGGGGAAATTAAAAAGTATTGTAAATAATGAGAGAAAATTGCACTCATACTTATCTTGGTCAGGTTTATTCTAAAGACAGACTGATTAGGAAAATTGCTTCTGAATTACCAGTAATAGATCAAACAGAATCTATAAGATGGTTAGAAAATCATTTTGATATGTCTAATCATGAAGTTACTATTACTGTAGGTCTTATAGATGGAAGATCATTAGGTAGATTTGTTGATGATGCTAATACTCTATTATCTGATAGAGCGGGTCTTAATATTGCTAAGCATGAAGGATTTCATAGAGTATGGAGAACTTATCTTACTACTGATGAAAGAACTTCTGTTATTAAGGAGTTCAAAAGAAAGACTAAGAACTGGGAATCTGTTATTGAACCCTATAAGAAGTTAACTAATAAGACTTCTGAAGCAGATGTAATAGAGGAATACTTTGCTTATCAGTTTGAAGATTATACTTTACAGCCAAATTCGTACAAAACCTTTCAGCCATTACAATCTTATTTCAGCAGGCTTTATAACTTCTTAAGAAAAGTTATTGGACTTAAGCCTTTGGATATTCAACAGGTTTATAATAAGATACTCAATAAAAATTATAAGACGGCTAAAGTAGTAAGCCAGCAATATCCTGGTTCTGCTGATGCTGTATTTATTGAGAATGTGCCATTTAGTATTGCTGCTAGAAATGAGATAACTAATTACCTAACTCAACAGTTTGTTGCTAATGTGATTAATTCAAAGGCAGGAGTTGAAGGATTTATTGATGGAACAGCATCAGAGAAGATACCAGTATTAATAGAAATTCTTCAGGGTAAGATAGATGATTCTGGTCTTACTGATGAAATGTTTCAAGCAGTAGATGCTGATCTTGAGAAAGGTAAAACTAAAATTACTGATTCAGAGTTTTTAAGTAGAGTAGTAGATAATCTTAAACTTCTCGGTCTTGAGATAGAAGATGTTCCTTTAGATGAAAATGAGAAGGAAATAGGTGATTCTAAAGCAACAAGAGAGTTTACTGCAAATATCAAGATTAGCCCTAAGACTGGTTTGACTGGTAAGATTAAAATCCTTTTGTCCAGCTTCCAACATCCTACTAAGATAACTGAATCAGGAGTTCCTGAAGCAATATCTTGGGGTCAAGTATTTAACCAGATAACCAGTAAAATGGTTAACATTCCCACTGAATACTTCAAAGAGGAATTGTTAAACTCTAATATAGTAGTTAAAGATCAACTTGCTAAATTCTTAGGATGGAATGGTTCTGAATGGAATAATAGTAATATACAATTCAGGAATGAGTTTATAAGCAAGATGTCTCTTACTGAGAATAGATTCTTAATTCTCTTAGATGGTGAGGATGAAGAAACAGGTCAAAAAGATGTTTATCTGGCCGATCTTAACTCTGAAACTAGAACTAATAATGTTATTAAAAGATGGAAGACTAATATTGATTATAAACTTAACAATTGGATTGACGAGAATATCACTCCTGTTGATGCTTATAAAAGATTAGCCTCTGAACTTGCTGAAACTCTTAGAACAAATAATACGGCTGAAAGAGTAAACCGGGTTTTGGATATACTTGGAATGCAGGTTAATGAAGAGGTTAAACCTAAGATAGTTGATTATGTTAATCACATGGTTAATGCTTCTGTTAAGGCAGTAAATGATGAGAAGTTTACTCCTAATAAAACTACCTATAAGAATTTAACTATTAACGGTACTGTTAAGAAGATTGCTGAAATGGAATCTGCATTTGAAGAACAGAGAGATTTGATGATTAATTCTAATGGAACTAATGTGTATGTGATGGGTTTAAATACTCAACAGACAATAGTTTCTAACAAAATTAAGTATCTGGTTAATAGAGGCAGAACTAATGGTCTTGAGGGAGCTGATCTTATTGAATATCTCAAAAGAGAAATGCCTGAAGTATTTAATGAGTGGAATCTCACCTGGAATGGTGAGCAGTATGAAATTAATAAACTTTTGGTTAGATATTTAACTTCTGGTGTTCAACTAAGTATTCCTTATACTGCTAAGAATGAAAGAGAAGATACTGAAGATGTAGATAAACTTAATGAGCCTGACTTGGCAAGACTTCATATACATGGAGCATTGAAAGGTCAATACTTAAGCCTTAAACACTCTGATAGAAGCACTTTCTTTGCCTATGATCTTGGCACGCCTTTATTTACCAGTAATCAATTTGATACTGAGAGTAAAGGTGTAGAGCATATTAGACTTGCTTTGATTAGAGAGATTGAAACTGAGATTAAGTTTGCTAAGGATAAGAATCAACATCAGCCAATGCAGTATATTACCGGTGAGAAACTTGGTTATGCTGCTTTACTTGGTGGAGATAGGTTTACTGAATTAGTTAATGGTTCTCCAATTAATGAATCTGATAAGAGTATTTTAACTAAGGCTATTGAGAATGAGTTTAATGCTTTTGTTAATGATGTTGAGATGTTTGGATTATTCCAAAGAAATGTCGAAGGAACATTAGGTCATACTGCCGGACTATCAGAAGCAGAACTTAAGAAGTATAGCCCTACAAGTAAGTCTGGTATTAAAGCAGGTAAGCATGATCTTGCAGATATTAGACTTATGTTAATGGCAGCATTTACTAATGAGTCTGTATTTCATATGCAAGAGTCAAGGCTATTCTCTGGTGATAATAGAGTGTTTAAGAATGTCAGTGATCTGTATAAAAGACTTGTAGCTCAGAGTTCTAATGGTCTATTAAGTGTTACTGATGATACTACTAATGCTTATATTAAGGAACAACTGAATAGAGAGTATGATATTTTTGATATTACTACTGGTAATACTATTAGTATTAATACAGCAGATTTTCTTGAGGATACTAAATTCAGGGCAGTAACACTTAAAGAGAATTCCAGTTATCAGGCTAGAAACTTAGACCTTGCTACTGATGAAACTGGTAAGATTCTAGTTTCCAAATTAAGGATTGAAAATCCAACGATACTTGCTATGGGTATGGAGTATGGATTTTTGGCAGATAATCCCAATCCAAATACAGATGAGAAGAATCTTATGCTTGAAAAGATTAAATCTGCTGAAGAGGCTTATTCTCAAGTTAATGAGAATGATGGTTTAAGTTATATGACTCTGCCAGCATTCAAGAATTATATGTCAAGATTTGGTACTTGGACTGACGAGATGGAAGTTTCTTATCAAATAGAAATGGAACTTCTGAAATACAAAAATCTCCAGGATGCTAAGGATATGGAGATTACTATTAAAGGAACTAAAAAATACGACGGTGTTACTTTTAAGCCTTTTGATATTGGTACTGGTGACTTTAAGACCAGACAGGTGGGAGATAGAGAGGTAAGCCTAGAGGCGATGCATACTCTTAAAACACAGTATTCTGGTAATAATGTTCAGGAGTCTATGTATAGAAAAGCTCAAACAGGTGGAGAATCTATTAAGTATAGTTTCTTAGCTTTGTTTAAAACTTCTCAACACTTGATGCAACCATCTGCTATTATGGGTACTAATCTTCAGGCAATGAATGTATCTATGCTTAAGAATAACATTCAAATAGTTCATATGGGTTCTGCTAACAAGGTTGGTGGTGTTGATCCTTCTAAAGCTGCAAGTCAAATAAAGAATAATCCAAAGGATAGTAGGAATGCTGATGAAAGAATTGATAGAATTGCTAATCAGGGCTTGGAGTTCTATGGGGATAATGGAGCATTTAATAGTGATCTGTTTGATCTATCTGCTCATCCTGAAACAGGCTTTGCTAATTATCTTGCTGATTGGTCTTATCTTAAAGATCAGGTTAAAGTAGGAAGTAAAGAAAAATCTGAGATTACTAACTCTACTCAGAGTTTGAAAATCTTAATGACTAACCTTTTAATTAATGGTGAAGAAAGATTTCCAGGAGCATTAAAGATTGTAGAGGAATACAAAGGATTAATCAAAGATATTATTAGAACTAATGCCGATGAGTTTTTTAAAGAATTAGGGTGGGATGGTACAGCATTTAAAGATATGACACAAGTTAGAGATGTAGTACTTTCTTCCAGTCAAATCCAAAATGCTCCTGAGAATATTAAGAATGAAGTAATAAACTTCTTTGATAATCCTGAAGCAGGTATTGAGACTTTGACTTTCAGAGCAAAGATAGAGAATGTTCTTTATGCTTTGGTAACTAAGAACATTATTGACTATAAAAGACCTGGTAATTCATATCCACAAGCAGCAAGTACTGGCTATGAAGCTTATGGAACTAGAGAGTTAGTTGGTAGAGATAAAAAAGGTAATCCTATATTCAAATCTACTGAACTTGATTTCTATAAGCCTGTGTTTGATGCAGAAGGTAATGTGCTTAAAGTACTTCCTGCTGAGATTGTTATACCTTTACCTACTAAGTGGATACCACAACTTATAAAAGCTAGTGGTAAGACTAATCTTATAGATGCTATTGATTGGCTCAATAATCAATCTAATCAGGATAAATTGGCTCAAGGTTCTAAGTTCATAGTTAAAGGGCTTAGAATACCTAACCAGCAATTGAGTAGTAATGATATATTTAGAATTAAAAGGTTTACTCTTCCTACTGTTCAGAACTATGCTATTACACCAAGTGAGATTGTAGTTAAGGTTGGTTCTGACTATGATTTGGACAAAATCAATATTTATTGGGGAGATATTCAAAGTAGACTGTTTAGCAAACCTACTAACTCTAATGAAGATCAGTTGGTTAATATGGAAGAACAAATACTTCTACATCCTAGAAATATACAGCATTTGCTCATGCCTTTAGGTAAGGAGATATTTGTTGATAAACTTTATACTAAGGAGTTTGTAGAAGGAGGATTTATTGCTAAAGATACTGATACTATGTTTAGTATTCTCAATCCTATGACCAATGTTAAGAAAGCTATTATCTTTGTTAAAGGTAAACAAGCAGTAGGTATAGGAGCTAAAAGCATTACTTTCTATCCTCTAAATCAAACTAATAATAATGGAGCATCTATTCTAGATGATTATATTATTGGTTATGAGAAGGGTCAGCCTGTTTATGAAACAACAGCACTTAGATTTGAAGGTCTGGAAGGAGATGGTAGGTATTTTGGCAATTATGCTGATACGGAAGGTAATATGATTTCTCAGAATATGGGAGAACTACTTACGCTATACGTAGATGGTGTTAAAGAGCCTGTCGCAGTACTTATGAATATTACCATGCAAACAGCAAATGTGGTAGACTATCTTATGAAAGCAGGGTTAAGTGCTAAACAAATTACTTTCTTCTTAAGTCAACCTTTGATTAAAGACTATCTCTTGGCTCAAAAGGTTAATGAGAGTTTGTTTATTAAGAATAGTATGGTGTCTACTGTAGATGATTTTGGTAATACTAAATGGAGGTCTAGAGAAAAGAGTAAGGCGGAATTAATTAATACATTGTTGATAAGTAAAGAAATACCAACACTAATTGATGTTCCGGCTGATTGGCGTATTAAAGACTTAAAAAGTAGTCTGGCTAAGGCTGGAGAGAAACCAAAATATTCTGATTATGAATATAGAATGAACCAGTCACACTTACTTCAGGAATATCTTAAAATTACTGAACTGTCTAAAGTATATGGTCACTTTACTGCTACTCAAGACTCAGATACTAAAACCTTTGCATCTATTAATGATGTGCTTTTAGATCAGGAGATGAGAGGAATGGTAAGTTCAGAGTATATTGTTAGTGCTGATACTGTTAATAGATTTGATGTAGAAGGTTTGGTTGCTCCTTTCTATCAATATGGTAGAAGGTCTTATCAAGCTCTTTATGGAGATATGTATAAGTATTCTTTAAACAGCAAGTTCTCTCCTTATATTAATAATGCTAAGTTTGTCTTAGCTAAAGAAGAGAAGGGAGAGAAGAAAGAAAGAGTAATGCAAGCCATAGAGAATGACTTTATGTTATTCCTGGCTCATAACTTTTATTTCACTGCTGAAGATTCTGATAGACTACTTAAAGGTAAAGAGTCGGTTGCTAAGAGAGTTAAGGAACTCAAAGTTAAGATACCAAGCAATATGGTACTTAAAGCATTTCAGCCTATGATTGGAGTTAACAATGATCCTTTGAATGGAGAATCTATTGATAATCTTAGATTGTATGAAAAGAGTCTTGAATCTACTGATGCTAATGATTTAGCTCAATCCTTGCAGGAGATATATGATATTGACCCAATTCTGTATAAAGATATAGTTCATTTGCTCTACTTTCAGAATGGCTATAATCCTGGTATTCTTAATTACTTTAAGATCATACCTGTTGGTATTAATCAAAGAGCAAATGCCGATAATACTTATCAATATTTAACTCAGGAGGTTCAAGCAGCAGTTGTTAGGGAGACAAGCAAACTCAATGATACTCAGGTAGAAGAGATGTTTACTAAGTTTATGATGTTGTTTGATCTCAACAATGCTCAGTTTGTTAAGAAACAACAGAAAAAAGGTGGGGGTCACTTGGTTAGAAAGACTTATGATACTTCTAAAGAGAGAATTAGATTCTATCATACTCCTCACAAGGGTAAAGAGATGGAATTGAAACTTCTTGGTAATAAGGCTATGAAGAGATATAACTTGAATTATTATCCTGTGTTACCCATAAACACTGCTAAACCAGAATCTCAGGCTCCAGTAAGTACTGTGACTACAAACAGAAGGACTTATACAGGACTAATTAAGAATCTAGAAGACAATCAAGTATTTGTATTTGGTAGTAATCCAGTTGGTATAAATGGTAATCCGTCTAAAGGTACTGGTGGTGCTGCATTAGTAGCTACTAACAACAAATGGGTAGAACAGAATGAAAAGATGGATAATAAACTATCTGAGTCTGGTAAAGCCTGGGGTTTAACAACTGTTGTATATCCTGGTAGAAAGAGAAGTAAAACACCAGATGAGATTAAACAAGGTGTTTCTACTCTTTATCAATATGCTAAAGACAATCCAAACAAAGAATTTCTGGTAGCATATACTGGTACAGGAACTAATCTTAACGGTTATAGTAATCAGGAATTGGCAGATATTTTTAATAGCCTTGATATTCCTACTAACATAGTATTTGAATCTGGCTTTTCAACTTTGTTTAATAAACCAGAATCTCCAGCAAATACTGGAACTATAGGTAAAGGTTCTTCTATTCTTAATAAAGGTTATACTAACATTCAACAATATCTTGATGATATTATTGAGAATGAACAACCATTAACTCCTTTAGCTAGAAAGTTGAAATCTTTTAAGGCTAATAATCCAGTAATGATTACTGAGAATATTACTGTTACTGAAGCAACACCTTATTCTAATAAGCAGGGTCAAGTAGGTGCTGGTAAGTATAATTCTGTAACTAGAGAAATACTTATCAACCCTAATACTGAAGGTACTGAGACTAACTTATTACATGAATATATTCATGCTATTACTCTTGACTATATGAGAGATAATCCCAATAGTCAAACAATGAAAGATTTGAAGGATATTTATGAAGTGGTTAAGAAGAATCAGAATAAACTTACTGACAAGTATCCTCTCCAAGTCCCTGTTCACAATGGAATGGTTAACTTCAACTCTAAACTGATTGTTATCACTTCCAACTCTAAAATCCATGAATGGTATCGACCTGAAGTACTCAAGACCCATGGTCTCTCTGCTCTTATGAGAAGAGTTCATGTTATTCATGAATGGGATGAAACTGAAAAGAAATTCTTTGAATTTACTGATGAAGATAATTCAGAAGATGTAAGTACAAACACTACAGCAGTAAATTCAACAGTAGGTGAGGCATTAGCCGAAGAAACCAATGAAGCTGACAAAGGCTGGTAATTAAATTATTCTAATAAATGGGCAATCTATACCAATAGATTGCCCATTTTGCACTACAACCCTACAGATTAGACTTACAGATTAAAACAAAAACAAATAATATATGGCAGAGACAAAATTACCAGTAGAAACTGGTGGATACGGATATGGTATGGATGAAGGTGGTGGTAATCCTAATCCATTTAAGTTTGGCTTAAATGCAGGTGTAGCTTACTTAACTAAATTTAGTTATATACCTAATGGTGGTAAAGATGGTGCAGAGCAAGATGCTCTTGACATTGTATTTACTATTAATGGTACAGAGAAAAACTACAGATTATTTCCAGTAACATCTGGTTTTGACAAAAACGGTAACAAAGTAACAGACCCTAATAGCACAGAGTTTAGAGATGCTGTAAAATCATTTAATGCTGTAGTAACACACATTCTTCATACTTTTGTTGGAGAAGATGTAATTAAAGCAGCTTTTGCTAGACCTATACACGACTTTAAACAATTCTGTGATATAGCAAAAAGCTTATTACCGGGGCCAACTACTCCAACTATAGCGTTAGATATATTCATGCAATATCAATGGCAACTTGGTACAACTGCTAAAAAGACTTATCTTGACATACCTAATAAGATGAAGCAAGGTAGGTGGTTATGTAAAGCAGTACAGGGAGATTGGCAGGAAGTTAGGGTGGATAACCCTGCAGATGAATTAACCAAAGCTCTATATTATGTGAATAAGAGTGGAGCTTTTATAGAAAAAGATGGTGTAAAAGTATATACAGAAGAACATCCGTTCTTTAAAAACGGTTGGTTTATGAATAGCAATTACGCTAAACAACAAAAAGCAGATGGTAGTGCAGAAGCTACTACAAGTTATACAGCAGGTGTAAGTGAAGATGTTGTTACAGAAAATAGTGTGCCTAATCCACCTGTAGCAGAACAGACTGCTCCTGCATGGTAAATATGTGAAAGGCGAAAGAAGGTAGTATAAACTGAAATCTATCTATCCTTTCAAAAATAAAAGAATAAAAGGTGTCGTGGTGTAAACGGAGTTACTAGTTAACTTGAAGCATATTTACTCTTTTAATTAAACTTATAATTCATGTATGGATATGCAGAATATAACTATTTAAAACCAGAACAAGTTTTACAGAAAGTTAGTCAAGAGAAAATCTTCGAGTTCATACTACAACTACCCTTTTCTTTTACTACTAAGTACATTTCACCATTTAGAGAAGATAATAAACCCGGATGCTTTTTTGGGCAAAGAGTAGATGGTACTATATTATTTCAAGACTTCGGTGAAAAGAAAGGTAATAGACATAGAAGTTGCTTCAAGATGGTAATGGATAGGTATGGTGTTAGTCTTAACTTAGCTTTAGATATTATATGTAGTGAGTTTAAACTATCTACTAATATATCAGACTATAAGAAAGTTGAAGTTAAAAGCTATTCTACACAAGAAGAAGAATCTTACGAACCAGATATAACCTACATAAAAAAACCATACTCTAAATCTGATATACTAGATTGGTCTCAATTCCTTATTAAACCTACTCACTTAGAGGAAGATAATGTTTTCTCTGTATTTAGATTCTCATTTA